AAATTACATTCCAAATACCTAGAACTATATACGGTTAATAAACTAAAACTAAAGAAATTAGATCTTGAGTTAAAAGTTATATTAAGAGATAAGTTCAATCATTACAACGGTAAACTATCCCAAGAAGAAATGGATTCTAAAGGATGGGATTACGATCCATTAAATGGATTAACTGTATTGAAAGGTGATATGGACAAATATTATGACGCGGATCCAGTCATACAAGAACACCAAAGTAAAATGATATATACTGAAGAAATGGTAGCTGCATTAAAAGAAATACTAGAAAGTATTAAATGGAGACATCAGACAGTTAAGAATATGATCGAATGGAGAAAGTTCACTAGTGGTATATAAGTTCCACCAACACAAATTCGATAGCATGAATAGATATTATGATGTTATCCGTGAAGCTATGAATCAATTAGGACATAGTGAAGTAGTAGAAGAATCACCAGCTGATATACATTTTTATAATCATATAGTGAATGATGAAAAAAGCGATAATATGATTATTGTAAAACCCACAGCCCCTACAGCCAAGCATTTTGCTTTAGATAAACATGGTTATGCTAATACCTCTGAAATGGCATACGAAGATCCTTACGTATATGAATATATGTATTCCCATTTAAATCCGAAAAATGATATGGATTGGAGTAAGATAGATAACCTTATTGCTAATAAAAGTAATAAATGGGATGATTCTATTTTACTGAAATGGAGATCATCTAAAATATTTAAAAACCATATCCTTATAATAGGACAACAGCCACATGACGAAACTGTGAATGGCTTTGGATTTGGAGATCACTGGAAAAAACTATGCATGATTGTAGAATACCTAAGCAATACTGAATACAAAGATAAATTAATAGTTAAATTACATCCTGCATTTAAAGCAGAAAAATTAGCTAAGCGTACACATTACCAGATAGATGAATGGAAAGAATCTGGTATAGATGTTCGAACTGGATATACAAGTATTCACGATTTCTTACCTTATACGGATTGTGCTATAATAGATAATAGTACTGCAGGAATAGAATGTTTAATGCATGAAGTTCCTATTATATCATATGGATGGCCGGAATATCATTGGGTCACACAACAATTACAAACATTACCACAGTTAAAAACCTTATTAAAAGAACCAGCAAGATGGCATGATAAAAGAAGAGCTAAACAGTTTATATATTGGTACATAAATGATTATCTTTGTACAGATATAGATAGTACTGTAAATAGATTAAAAGAACTTATATAATGGATCAACTGATTATCACGAAGAAGAATGAAACCTTCTTATTCATAGAAACTGACCCCGGAATAGAAATGGAACTAACAGAACATTTCTGTTTCTTTGTGCCTGGTTATAAGTTTATGCCAGCATATAGAAACAAATACTGGGATGGAAAAATACGCCTATTTGATACACGTAAAAAAACTTTATATGTTGGTTTATATAAGTATCTAAAACAATTTGCAGCAGAGCGCGGATACGAAGTCCTAACCAATGATTCTGCACAGTATGGCAGCGTAGAGCCAGAGAAACTACCATTAGATTTTGGACGTGCACCGATACTAACTGCTAGTCAAGTACCTATTACCCCAAGAGATTATCAATTAGATGCATTAGAACATGCACTACAAAACGAAAAAAGTTTATTATTATCACCCACTGCTTCTGGTAAATCCCTTATCATATATCTTGCCATGCGATGGTATATAGAAAATGATCCTAGTATGAAAATATTAATTGTTGTTCCTACTATATCTTTGGTTGAACAAATGTATTCAGACTTTGATGATTATAGTTCTACTGACGAATGGTTCCATGCAGATGAATGGTGTAGAAAAATACATGGTGGAACAGAGAAAGGAAATATATTTGAAAGATGTGTTATATCAACCTGGCAATCTATATACAAAAAACCAGCTACGTGGTTCCAACATTTCGGTATGGTTATTGGTGACGAAGCACATCAGTTTAAAGCTAAATCATTAACTGCTATAATGGAAAAATGTACTGAAGCAAAATATAGAATGGGTACTACAGGTACATTAGATGGAACACAAACGCATCAATTAGTCTTAGAAGGATTATTTGGTCCAGTACATAAAGTCACAACTACTAAGGATCTTATTGATTCGAATCAATTAGCTAAATTAGATATTAAAATGTTATTATTAAAATATAAAGAAGAACATTGTAAAGAAATATCTAAATTAAAATACCAGGATGAAATAGATTTTATTGTAAGGTATACACCAAGGAATAATTTTATATCTAATCTCGCTTTAGACCAAGATGGAAATACATTAGTCCTGTTTAATTACGTTGAAAAGCATGGTAAACCCTTACATAACATATTAAATGAAAAGTTAAAAGGAAAGAAAAGAAGGTTATTTTATGTCTCAGGCGAGACGGACGTGGACACCCGCGAGAGCGTAAGATCAATAACAGAGAAAGAAAATGATGCTATAATCGTTGCTTCTCTTGGCACCTTTTCTACAGGTATAAATATTAGAAACCTACATAACATTATCTTTGCTTCACCCAGCAAATCGCAAATAAGAGTGTTACAAAGTATTGGTAGAGGTTTAAGAAAAAGTGATAGAGATACCCAGGTATTTGATATAGCAGATGATCTACATTGGAAGACTAAAAAGAATTACACTCTTAACCACGCGGCCGAAAGAATTAAAATATATTCAAAAGAAAAGTTTGATTATGAATTATTTGAGATAAATATATAATATGGAAGATTTAAATATAAGACATTTTAAACTAACTAATGGTGAAGATATTGTTGCAGCTGTATCTGTTAAGAATGATGATAGCTGGTTATTAGAAAGACCAGTTCTTGTTAATCCTAACTTACTTGGTGGATACCAATTCACCCCGTGGTTTCCATTTTCTAAAACAAAAGTTTTTAAAGTATTATTTGCAAACATAATTAATAGCACTGGTATAGATCCAGATGTAAAAGAATCTTATTTGCAATATGTTTTAGAGTATAAAAAACAAATGGCGAAGATCGAAGACAATGAAAAGATCTTTGAAGAAATGGAATCCGAAGTCGACAAACGCTTAGGTGATTTGTATGCAGAGGGTAATTTGTTTAATAAGAAGAAGAGAACAATTCATTAGTGTACCTCTTCCCTCGAAAGGACTCTATTATTATATCATAAAAAATGCAATTTGTAAACCCCCTAGCGAAAATAAATTTAGGGATTTACTTTTCATTAAAACTATGGTATAATAGTACATTAATGCTTAAATTATGGAGATAAACAATGGCAGCAAAGAAGAATAAAGCTCATTATATTAATAATAAAGAGTTTTCATTAGCAGTTGTAGAATATGTAAAAAGTGCAACAGCAGCAAAAGAAAAAAATAAAACGGTCCCAGTCGTTACAGATTACATTGCAAGATGTTTTATTAAGATCGCAGAAGGGCTTTCACATAGACCAAATTTTGTAAGGTATACCTATAGAGAAGAAATGGTTATGGATGCAGTAGAAAACTGTCTAAGAGCTATAAACAATTATAATATTGATACAGCTACAAGGACAGGAAATCCAAATGCATTTTCTTATTTTACCCAAATATGTTTCTACGCTTTTATTCGTAGGATTACTAAAGAGAAAAAACAACAAGAGATTAAATTTAAATTTATCGAAAAGATGGGTATAGAAGATTTTGTTGAAATGGGTATGGATGGAAATATAGCTCAAGAAACAATGAACTATGTAGATACATTAAAGCAAAGAATGGGCGTAGTCCGTAAGAAAGACGAAGCTATAAAAGAATTTGCTGCAAAAGAAAAGAAAGAAAAGAAGCTAGAGCTTTTTATGGGATAATTATGAAGAAGATGTCAACTAAACAAAAGATCAGGCATAACATAGTTACAGCCAAAAGACGTAGAAAAGAATTAAAGCGAAGAGAACACGTAGCTATTCTAAAAGCTGCTTATAAAAAATCCTCAGAGATTTCTAGGCAATTAGAAAAGATTAGATACCGTCAAGTGAAAGCAGCCAGAGCACAAGCATGAAAGTAGCAATATTAAATGATACCCACTGCGGTGTCAGAAATTCAAGCGATATTT